TTGTACAAGTAATAGTATTTGTCATTCACCCAGACTTCTGCCTCTGGGTTCTGCTTAGTAAAGGCAATCGCAACAGAACCCCCACCCAGAAATGGTTCGCGAAACTCACCAATCTGTTGGGGGAATTGCTGCAGAAGATACTGTGCTGCGCGAGACTTGCCGCCAGGATAACGCAAAGGTGTCTTCAGAGATTTCATTCGGGATCAGGTTGAATCGCGGGATCATCTTGGATCAACTTGATGTTGACCATATTTTGCCCAAAAGGACCGAAGTTGATCGGACCTGTGGGGAGGGCATTGAATGCTATATTAGCACGGAATTGATCTCCTACGTGGGGAGTTGAGAAATGGAGTAACCAACTTGGCCAAACAACAAGAGTGCCAGGACTATACTCGGGGGCGCTGCAAGCGTTCTTATACTTGGATGAGACTACTTCCATCTGGTTGTACGAACGAACCCACACTGGATCTTGGAACTGTGTAGGGTGCCCTTCCGAGAGACAATAGATACCAGACCAATAAGATAGCGGGTGTCGGTGTGGTTGATGCATACCGTGACTGTGAGGCATCGATACGTTACCCCACATCATAGAGATCTCAAACTTTCCCCACATTTCAAATTCTTGATCTTCCTGAATTTCATCAAGACATTTGTGAATCCAATCAGTAAGAGGTTTGAATTCTGGGAGATTATGTAAATTGCCTTTAGTGGACTGTACTGGATGGGGAAGATTGAACATTCCCCTATCAATAGGATCTAGTGCATCTAGTGTTGGTTCCACAAGATCTACATTTTTGAATGTAAAGATCTCAATAGGAAAGATATGATGGATTTTCATTTACGCCACACAAACATACTATCGTAGACACTCATATGATTATCTATGGAATATGCTTCTCGGAATTGTGCAACAGCTAGAGATACCCTCTCACAATCGTAGTCGTGCCCAATAAACAAACCACCCTTCTTAAGTTTAGGATACCAGTCATTCAGTTCACGACATACCTGTTCATAAGATAACCACGCATCCATAAAGATAAAGTCGAATGTTTCATCATCCGTTCTACGATGAAGATCTTCAGTACGACCTTTCCAGATCTCCGAACGATGCCCCTCACCAGACCAACGAATATTATGATGTGCAGTCCATTCGATAACTTCGATCTCAGCAGCATTTACCGAGTTGAGTGGACCCTCACCTTTGGGATTCATAAAATCGGTGTATGGTTCGTATGCATCAATGCCATACAACTTCTTCACGTTAGGACAGTTCTGCAAAATTGTGCAGTGACTTTCAGCACGATCGACACCCAACTCCAAACCAATAAGATTCGGTCCTTCCATCCCGATAAGATGGATGACCGAACGAACATCAGTAAGAGCGTTTTTGAAGTTGTAATACATCAGACAATAATCTTTTTCTTATCGGGTGTTTGAATCAGAGAAAACATTTGCTTGTATTGATCAACAATACCATCCTGAGTCTCAGCAATGTACACAACGTACGAACGAGGAATTTCAAGTTCAGTTCCACGTTCTTTCAGAATCGGAGACCAGGGAGCAAAACCCATTGTGCCATTACCACTAGGAATAGCAACGATAGGATTTTGGATGACAATTACATCCTCACCCATATCGGTCTTATCATCAATCAGGTCTGCAACGACATCTTCGCCAGACCACATACGGATTAGTTTAACGTTCATTTGAATTGACAGCGTACCATAAGTTCAGTTAGAAATGCCACCAGGTTGATCTCGTGATCGGCAACGAAAGCAGACTTGTACTGATACTCACCGATGATGAGAACCGCTTCAGGAATGCTTGCGGGCGTAAGATACGTGTAGAGACTGTCATAGACATTTCGCATAATTTGGGTTGGTTCATTATCCAGATTCTGTACGACCCATTTTTTCATTTTGGTGAACTCCTTATCCTTAAGGAATCCTGCTAGGTCGTCAAGTTTAGAATCAGATACAGCAGCAAGAACACCAGTGTCAATCTTACCAATGGAAGAATAACGTTGGAGTTCATTGAGAGTGCGACGGAAGTCTGGGAAATACTTTTGGACTAACGCCGCCAGAACGCGAGGTTCTGCAGCAACTTTGTTTTCTTCAAGGATTGACTGGATACGCTTGAAAAATACTGCTGCGAGTTGTTGCTTGTCTTTTCCTGTGATGGAGAAGTCGATAACTGAGCAACGAGAATGGAGGGGGGCAATGATTTTGTTTTTGTAGTTGCAGGTAAAGATAAACCTACAGTTACCAGCAAATTCCTCAATAGTCGCCCGTAGGAGGAGTTGTACGTCTGGAGTTGTGTTATCTGCCTCATCAATGATGATGACTTTGTGTTTAGCAGTTGACGAAAGCGAGACGGTCGAAGCGAAGTTTTTCGCATTACTTCTGACAGTATCGAGGAATCGACCTTCGTCGGATCCATTGATGACATAATAGTCTGCTCCAAGTTGTTCACATAGTGCCTTTGCAACTGTGGTCTTACCAATACCAGGAGGACCAGAGAGGAGAAGGTTGGGAATTTCACCCAGTTCGACGAACTTATTTAGAACGTCTTTGATATTCTCTGGGAGAATACAGTCATCGATTTTGCGAGGACGATATTGCTCACACCACAGAAAACCATTCATAATGAAATTTGCTCAGTTGATTTGGAAATGTTGAAGGAGAAAATGATCTTATCTTGATACCCACGGTGGGGTAATGACTGATGGATCAACGAGGAAGGGAAGAAAATTATATCACCTTCCCTACAATCTGGCACTACTGCTTTGACTTGACCTGTCCAAGGATTTGGAAACGGTGAGAAGAATGATGTTGGACTGTCATAGGAATCCAACTGTGCGTAGAATACAGCAGAAAATCCAAGTGCTCCGTGATTGTGTGCTGGATGACAAGCAGTTTTAGAATACCTTTGACACCAAGCATTACTAACATATGCACCAGGATTCATTTGCTGAAACATTGACATTGGTTCAGAAATAATATCCATCAACTTGTCAAAGTAGTTAGGTACAATACCAGCGTTGTAGAACTTGAAATAGTCGGTGTAACCACCGACCATTCCCTCTTCACGATAACACTCTTCGCTGCCCCAATCAATTGTTTTGAGAAAACTGTCCTTTACGTTATGCCATTGACGTACTGTAGAAACGTAGATGGGACATTCAAAGAGGTCTAGTGCAATCATTTTGAATCAGGTTCCAAAGCAATGTAGTATTCAAGGTTGTTGCTTTCAGAAACAAAATGACTCACTTTGTTCTTTGCAACGCTAACGGTGTAATCACCAGGAAGAATCCGAATGTTCTCAACCTTGAAGCAGTAACAAAATTCTTGATCTTCGTCATCAAGTTTGCCAACTGGAACAGAATAAGTGTTGGAAGTTTCGTTCTTCTTATCACAAACCATCAAGTTGATGTTACCGTTGCCGCTGTAAAGGCAGAGATCAGGAACTTGATACACACTAGCGGCACGTAGAAGGTCCTGCAAGGTGTCTGTTTTCAGATTGAAGACCACATCAGTCTGTGGCATTTCAATGTCCTTCTGAGGCGGTTTAGTGATTATCTCAGGATCACAATAGTAGAATGAGGTGGTTGCCTTACTCGTTTCATCTCGGATCTCAAGTTTCTTATCGCTGTCGAAGTTGAACATCGGATTCTCAAAGAGTGAGAGACCAGCGAGGAAAACACCGAGATCATAAATGGCGACCTCCTGAGGGATGTTTTCAGCAATCTCGACAGAAGCAAAAATGTTGCGGTTGACAGACATTGTACGCAACTTGTTACCAGGAGAGATAACGATAGACTTGTTGATCGTAGCGAAGTTCTTAAGAATATTTTGAGTTTTTTTGGATAGTTTGACAATGCTCATTGAGAATACTGTTCGGTCGTGGTGGACTTATCGGAGAAGTGAAGGAGAAGCATAGCATAATGGATAATCTTAATGATGTCCCGTCTTGCCGATCCTTTCTTATCATACCGAGAGGCATATTTAAGAATGTTGCAACGGCAGAATGCTTCTGCGTCACCAACAGACTCAATCAAATCGAGGGTCTGAATCCTGTCGTTACCAGCAGAGTAATGACCAGCATAAGTATGGGTCACATAGTCGCGGATCTCTTGAAGGATCTTTTCCTCGTCATACTTAAATGGCATAACCGTATTGTTCCCGAAGAATTTTTTTGTATGGTAGATCTTGTTCACGAAGTTCGCTAACAAGTTTGAGTTTGTTGTGGAGAGAAGTATCTCCACCAAGTTTGAGAGCAGCAATGATTGTGCCCAGTTCGTGATCGTTGATTGGTAGTTCCATACGGTTCTTATAGTACAACTAAGTGTTTATTTTGTCAATTGATTTCGTGCAGGGGGTCGCGACCAAAGTCGGCATCAATTTTGTCATACAATTCAAGGAATGCTTGCTTGGTTTCATCATCAAAGCGATTGATGCTGAACTTGATTGCATCTTCCTTAGAACCAAAGATCTGATATGCCTTGGCAACGTGAACAAGACGACGAGTGGAGATGATCTCATCGATACCACCATCAGCAAAGGTCTTGCGAATGATGCTTGCCCAGTCAGCAAGACGAGCACAGAACTGTTCGTCAGCGCACACCTTGCTCAGGATCTTAATCTCAATTGCGGTAGTTGGGTAATCCTGCTCAAGCGTAATAGCAAAACGCTCAAGGAATGCTTCGTTCAGTACGTTGGTACCAACGAAACGACCATCGTCAGAACCTTTACCCTTAGTGTTTGCAGTAGCAACCACAGTGAAACCAGGAGCAGGTTGAACATACCGTCCAATCTTCTTAAGGAACACACCTTTACCTTCCAGCACAGACTGCAGGCAAAGGATTTTATTGGAAGCAAGGTCAACTTCATCTAGAAGCAACACTGCTCCCCGTGCCAGAGCTTCGACGACGGGTCCATTGTGCCAGACAGTTTCGCCATT